TTGGTTGAACGCCACAGATATCATATGCCATTAGATTTGGCATGGCACGACGGACCAAGCTGATTAGAACTGGGTCATAACCAGCTGGATATTGGCCGTTGTTGGTGAAAGAAGATGGCATTCCAAGGTTGTTGGATTGTAAATCTTCTGTGATGTGTTGTGAACGAAGGGCTTGCTCTTGGTTCTCTAAGAGAACGGCAGTAACCTTCTTACGATAATCATCAGAGATCTTTGGGAGAGCGCCGTGATCTAGGACGGGATCCCATTTCTCTGTTAAAATGTCATATGGTGTGTTTTCAGAAAAGTTCATTTGTTAGTATCTCCTATTACTTTAATTATTTATAAATTTAAATTTTCTTGTTTAAGCGCCCCAAAGCGTTGGCATATCCTTCTACCAAAGTTACTGGGGCCTGTGGAACCGTGGTAAAAGTTTGTTCTTCGTTAATTATTCTTTGTGGTAAAACTCTTGATTCAGACAAATAGTTGTCTTTGATTGCCAAAAGTTTAGTTCTGTATTCTGTTGTTGTTTCAAAAGAAACATTTTCCATTAAAGATTGCAATTTTGCAACTTGTGTATCCGCAAGATCTCTTGTTTCAGCAACAAAGATACCTGCACACTCAGTTAGAGAAACTTCTTTTCTTAACTCTAGGTTGTTATTAATTGCTTTATTTAATTCTTCTTGCAATTCTTTATTTTGTGCATAAAGTTCATCAAGAACATTATATTTTTCAGCAGGAACATCTATGTAGTGATTTTCAAACAGATTTTTTAGACCTGTGATAAAGTTTTCTGCAATTTGTGTTTTAATTCCTTGTTCAACGGCAACTGAGTTTTCTGTCATCCATTCTTCAACTACGTATTCTAAATAATCATCAACTTTTTCTACTAAATTATTTGTTACATTGGTTAAATAAGCTTTTACACTCTCATCTACTTCTTCTAAGACTACGGCTACATTTTTTTCAACTCTATCTTGGACAGCAGCTTCAAAAACTGCTTCCAGTTGATTTACTAATTCTGGATTTGTATTTTCTTCACCCAAGAGAGCCACCAAGGAATCGCGGAATTTTTGTTTGAATGCTTCTTCCATGGATTCCATTTCTTCGTTTTCTTCGGTTTCTTCTACTTCTTCTTCTTCTTCTGTTTCTGGTTGACTTATTGTTGTCGAAGAAACAGGATTAGAAGAAGCCATAGCTGCAGCAACAGTTGGAAGCTGTGAGCGGGACTTGTTTGCCATGCTAAAATCAATAGCAGAAGGCAACATCGTTGTTTTACCGTCCGGTAATGTGCTGACGCCATTTACTGGCATTTGCATTTGGTTCATTTGTTGTGTTTGTGGAAAATTTGTATTATTCATTTCAATATGTCCTTAAAACTTTAATTATTTATATTTTTTACAAGGTTATATTTCCGCCACCGGAAGTAATTTGTTGTCTTTGTCTAGCTGGTAATTTTTTTAGTTGATCTGAAACATAATCAACGCCCATAACTTTGGTAGCGTAATCAAAGGGATCGACACCCAATAATGCCAATCTCCCCAATTTACCGCTTAATTTGGTTCCAAGTTCACCCATTCCACCCATGTTTAAAGCTGCTTGAGCTAAACCATATGATGAAGCTCTTCCGAGTAAATTTTTTCCAACTCCAACCGCAGTTTTACCCAAATCTATATTACCTGCTTTATCTCTTCTTATTGAAAAATCAATAAGTTCGGCATTTGGATCTCTTGTATCATATCCCAAACTTCTTTTTAAAACTCCAAGACCGGCAAGGTATTCCAAACTTGGGCCACCAGTTGTTGTAGCAGCTGTTTCTGGATCAAAACCCGTAGTTTGAGCAAAAGATGTTTTTATTGCTTCTTTTGCCAAATCAAATTCTTCGTCTTTATTTTCTTTTTTGGCTGCAATAATCTGTGGTTTTAATTCTTTAGCACCACCAGTTTTTCCAGAAAAAAGTTTTTTTGCCAATGTGTCATATGGATTTGATGTATCTGTACCAATGGCAGTTCCAATAGGTAACTCTGCTTCACTCAATACATCAAGCAAAAATAATTTTGTTTGTTCATCAATAAACATTATATATTTCTAAAAAATTCTTTAAAAACTTTTACCATATTTTCAGACAAATCTCTTTTAGATGAAGATTTTATTAATTTTTTGGCCTTTTGAATTTGTTTTTCTTCCCAAATTCCATTTTCATAAATCCATTCTTTTCCTTCCATAATTCCATTTACAAAAGCATTTGGAGCAGATGGATCGGCTACTATATCAATAGCAGCTAACATAAAATCTTCTTGAACTTCTTGATAACCGTTTTTTGATTTAAGAGATCCCATTCCTCTGGTTGATACACCGAGCTGAGCACCCTCATCAATAAGATTTTTTACAATCTTCCCCATGGGGGTATCTAAAACTTTTGCTTTTCCATAAAAATTTTTACCGTCTTCATGTAACTCTTTTACAATGTGAGAAACTCTATCCAAATTAACAGTTGGGCCCGTTGGATGGTTTAATTCTCCCAAAGCCCTGCCTTTATTCACATATTCATTTATGTATCTTCCGGTTTCTTTGGTTAACGTGTTTTTGGGATAAATTCTTCCATTTCTATTTTTAACCTCAGCTTGCATAAAAATACCTTCAATGAAGTAATTTTTATCTCCATTTCCAACATTTTCTTTTACATACTTAATATCTTCTGTTAATTCAGTTATAAGTTTTAACATCATTATCCTCCAAACCCACCAGTTCCACCACCACCGCCAAAGCCACCACCGCCGCCACCGTGCTCGTTTGGTCTTAGGTACCATTTACCATTAGCATAAGACCATTCCCAACCACCTGGGCTAAAATAGGTATAACCACCAAGCCCGTTATCTTTTCTAGTCCATCCTTTATTATTCATTATGTTTGCTGAGGTAGAACCTTGAGGAGGAAAATTTTGTAAATTAGAAGCCCACTGCGCATTGGTGTTATAAGTTGAAACGGCCTGTAGATTCACATAAATCCCACTATTTTCTAAGTAATCCATAAATTGATTTGCAGGAGATCCTTGACCCAAAGCACCTCCCAAACCAGCGCCCCAATATGCTGTCATATTGTCTCCCCCGCTCGCTTCAAAAATATTTTTTGACATTGTTTTATAATTATTTTGTAATTTGTTGCCAAGTTTACTATAAAGCGTATTCGATGTAGTGTTTTTAAATGAAACTACGTCTTCGTTTAGAATATGCTTAATAATTTGTTTTACTTTATTGTGCTTCATTTTAATCCTCTGTGTCTTTTAATATTTATAAATTTACTATATTTTTACAATTTTTATAAAAATTTAAATGATTTTTATAAGAGTCTAAATTTTTAAATAAGTTCTGTACCATATCATTTTTATTTTTGTGGTTCAACGATTCAAATAATTTTACCAAAGAAGTTAAATCATTTTCATTTATTTGAATTACACTTCCATCATTTAGTTGTATTTTTTGTGGTTTAGAAACAACTTTTAAAAAGTATTGCAACTCTTTACTCGGTTTTGTTGTGTAATTTGTTTTAAATAAATTTTTGTAACTTTCATTTAGCGCGCCAGAAATAGCTTCATTCAATTTAATCGAAAGGCTTTGAATAACATTTTTTTTGAAATAGTGTTCTTCTTCTTCAACAAGAGCTTGAATTCCATTTTTTATTAATTTATATGAAATATCATTCATTGTTTTTCCTGCTCCTGACCTTCAAGCTGTTGCTGTGCCAACAAAGCCATTTGTTCTGCTTGGGCTTTTTGTCTATCTGTGCTCATTTCTTCGTCTAAAAGTTTTATGTCTTCCTCTGTCTGTTTCAATATTTGTCTTCTAATATAATTATTTGAAAAATATTTTCCAACATAAGGCTCAACAAAAGAAAGCATTTTTAAACGCTCAGATAAAATTTCATTTTCTTTTAAATCCCAAAAATAATTGTCTGTATTAAAAATAAACTTTATATCATTTTTTATTTCATACCAATCATTTTCTGTGACTACACCACGAAGAATCAATTGAACTCTCAAAAAATCCAAGAACATGTGAGCAAATTGATGTCTAAGTCTTTCGATAAACTTATAAAATTTAACTTCTTCTCTTGTAATTTCTACAGATCTTCCCATATTAAATCCGGTTTGATCTGCCATTAATCTACTAAGAGGAACATTTAAAGAAGAATAAAGTTTTTTCTTAAAATAATCTACATCTTCTATTTGTGACATGGCTTGGCCACCGGGGAGAGTAGAAATTTCAGTCCCCCTGGAACCTTCTCTTCTTGGGAGCCAATAATCTTCTAAGACCGATAGATGATTTCTTTCGTCTCTGACCTCTCCGGTTGCTTGATTGTATATGAGTCTATTTCTGAAGCGACTCATCATATCGCGCATATATTGTTCTGCTTTTTGTTTTGGAAGCTGTCCTACGTCAACGTAGAACACTCTGCGCTCTGGTGCGCGAGCTACACGGTAAACTAGAAGAGAATCTTCTAGTTGTCTTAACATATTTAAAGGTCTTATTGCTTTATGTAAATAACCCAAAACTCTTTTAGAATTTAAGTCAATAATACCTGAATGGCAATACACAACACTATCTAAAGATAATTTTATTCCAGATGGACTTGTTGCCAAAAACGTATCTTTTTCGGTGTTTGTATAAAGATAAAACTCTTCTATATCTTTTACAAAAGAAACTGGTTGTGGTGTGTTGTTTTTTGTTTCTTTATTTACTTTTCTTATTTTTTTAATTTTTAAAGGATCTATTGGAATAATTTCTTTTATTCCTTCTGTTGGTTGATCCTTATCTATCATAATATTATAAAATATTTTTGAATCAATATACCATCTTCTAAAAATTTCATATGCTTTACCATTGAAATCTAAAAGATGCATGATTTTATCAAACTCTTTATAAATTTTTAATTTAATTTGTTCTGGTATTGCCGCATCTCTCAAATCTAATTTAATTACTCTTTTGTCTGTCCCCGGAACAATAGCAGCATTTACAACCTCATCTACGGCATTGTCTATCTCGGGGAATATAGACATGTTTCTATATTGGACTATCGCCTGGTTTTCATCTCTTAAATTTGCACCATAATCTAAAGCAGAACCATAAAACCCACCGGCTTCTACGGTAACAGTTCCGTCAAACATTTCAGGTGCGGCAAAAGATTTAAAAGCTTTTTCTTGCTTTTCTTCCGAGGCATTTTTCTTTTTGCCAAACTGAAATCCAAAAACGTCAATTTCCATAAATTTCCTTCACTTAAGTTACATTAGCTATGTTTATATAGTCGTAAAGTAAAACAACGTCAAACATGTTTACTGTATTTGGCCTGTTCATATTAAAATTTATTGGAGAAATTACTCTGGGCCAACATCCCTTTAAAGTAATTCTTTTTAATATTGAGTCGGTTGTTTCGTCTCCATTTAAATTTAAATGATTTACAGTCCAATCAGTTTTAAAAGCAGCGGTATTATGATTTGCAACCGCAGTATTAGAACTATTGTCTACGTGATCATTTAATTCGTTTTGCCACTTATGAAAGGCAGTCCACAAATCATTATTTCCAGTATCATCTAATACTGAAATTGTCCAAGCAGAATATGTTTTTTCTCCTGGGTAGTGTACTTTTCTGCCTCTGTAATCGTAACTTAATGTTTGTGTTTGTAATTGTGGTATTTGAGTTGCACGAACGTGAAACCTTGTAACACTTTTTCCAGAAAATGGAATATTGCCTGTAACATAAAATCTGTTTAGCCTGGCTCCGCCCTTGAAGTTTTGTTTAAAATCATTAAGCATTAGTTTACGTTATCTATATCCATATAGTCAAATGTCATAGTTACATTAAATGATGATGGTTCTGTAGATCCCATATCTAAAGTTATGTTACCTATTTCACTAGGCCAACAATTTTTTAAATTAATTGTTCTTAGAATACTATTATCTAAACCCAGTTGTTGCACAGTCCAATTTTTTTGTAAATTGCTATAAGAAAAATTATTGTTAGCTACTGTGTGTGTTTCGTGCCCATCCATAGCTTCTTTCCATTTATTAAAAGCTTTCCAAATAGGATTTACATCAATGTCGTCATATACACCTATTTGCCAAACTGAATATTGTCTATCGCCTGGTAAATAGTAAGCTCTTCCTCTGAAAGGAATGGCCACCGTTCCAATTTCTGCTCTGGGCAAAGAGGAAGCAAAAATTTTTATTCTAAGATCTGTGCTCGTTGGAAGACTTCCCAAACCAGTTGGCCAAAATCCAGAAACAATAAATCTATTGGCTCTTGTACCACCATTAAAACCTAATTTAAAGTCTTTAATAGAATTATTTGGCATATTATGCTGTTAGAGATATATCAATTATAAATGAATCGATTCCCAGTATTGGTCTTATTGTTACAGAAATATTAAGTGTTTGTGTATAATCTGGACTATTATTAGTAGAATTGCAAACAACTTGAGCTTCAGATCTTACAATTGCATAAGAATAAGAATCTAAAAGAGCTTCGATTTCTGTTGTTACCGAACTTCTGGTTGTTGCATCATTTAATTCAAAAAGATATTTTGTTCCAATTTCTGTAATTTCTCTTGTCAAAACTTTCTTTAAAAAGGCAGGTCCAATTCTTTCAGATATGCTTATAGTCGAAGAACCCATTGTTGCTCCAACCAAATCGCCACCTAAAAAGGTTGGTGAATTGTCTACGTAAAAATTTACACGATTTGTTCTTAGTTTCGTTCTATCTGATGATTCCCATGCTATTGGGTTATTTATTTTTTTATTTAAAACGCGCGAACGATCTAAACCACCAATTGTTAAAAATAATTGATTTAAATTTTTTGAAGTGTTAAATGCGCCACCAACATCTGAAATTGCAGGTATTTCATATTCCAATTCAGAAGAAGATTGCATTGATGTTGTAGAATAAGTTCCACCATTTACACCAAAAACATTGAAAATTCTACTCGGTATTGTCGTTCCAGCAACATATTGGGCACCACCAAGGTAAGTATCAAAATTTTGAGCAGTAAATCCTTTTCCGTCTCCAGATGAGCCAGAAGGAAATATTCCAATCAAATATGGTTTTTCTCTAAACCAAGCACCAGACGAACTACCAAAAGTATTTCCTAAAAATATTTCAATACTATTTCCAGTTTCACTTTCGTATAGGTTTAAACCTGTCGTCGTTCCGGCAATAATTAATCTAGCACCATATGCAAGATAGTGTAAGCAGTGCAAGAAATCATTTCCTTGTGGAACAACACAATTAATTTTAGTACTTGTAATTTCTTCAAAGAAAGAATAAGTTCCACCAGAACCAGTGGGCAAAAGAACCGCTCCAGTGGCACCAGAAAGTTTATTCAAATCTCCTACAAAATCAGAAACATTGTTGTAAACAATGTAGGGTGCTGCTGTTGTTCCTATTGCTGGTGTGCTTTTTGCTGTTCTGGCATAAATTAACCATCCAAATAAACCACCTGGATTTGTTGTACTAGCACAGGCACCGGCATTACCAAATAGAGGAACAACATAAGTTGAACCGGCAACTATACCGGCTATAATCGGATTGCCGCTAGGAATGTTTGAATTAAATTGGCTGCTGTTTAGAAATGAATTAAAATTTGGTGATGTGTTTGGCATTCCTCTACCTATTTCTTAGAAATATTTAGAATTTTTATGTAGGGTACCAAACTACTTTTCCATCAGAAAATTCATCGTTTTCATCCAAACCATTTTCTGGTATAAACAATACATTATCATCTTCTGGTTTTTTTTCTTGAGAATAATCAAATTTAGCACTCTCAATTAAATCTGCAAAATATTCTTGTCTCGATAGCCAAGCAAAAAACACTAAAGTCATGACAAGATCATCGTTTTGACCTTCTTCTGCTTTATATGTATTTGATTTAGATACAAAGGATAGTAGTTCTTGAATTATTCTATCATCATTTAATAAAATTTTATCTTCTTCTATTAATCTTTTTAATATAGCACAACCCAATTTTTTAGTTTGTGCAGTTGTTCTTATTCCCATTTCATTTTTTCCAACTCCACCAAAACCTTGAGATAAAACTTGACCACGCCTTCCCAAAATTTTAGTCATTAGTAAATTATCATATTCCAAATCATTATAAAGTGAATGGGAAACCTGAGCTCCAAGATCATTTGTTTCTATTAAAACGTAAGCTTTATTATATTTTTCACCAACATTTTTTATAATTTGTGGGAAAGAAAATGGGCTTATTGTATTGTTTTTATATGTGGCAACAACTTTATATGGGGATGTAGACCCGTCTATTACAGTAAAAGCAGAATAATCGGAACCCTGTCCTCTAGAAACATCTGCTTGTAAAAAGTAAATTTTATCTGATTGTGGGTTTTCAAAAATTCTTAAACCGTCGTTATCTTCTGTCAAAAATTCTTCTGGAGCAAGCACATTTAATTTTGTTGAAGATATTAAAGTGTTTGCAGAACCCAAAAAGCTACAACCATATTCTTGTTCAAACTGTTCTGGACTTGTGTTAGCAATTTGTTCTGCTGCCCAAGCATCATCTCTTTTAGGTCCTCCGGGTGTTATTGGAACATCTCTCCACCCAACATCTATTGGTACAAATTTATTTTTTAATTTATGTCCATCAGGTCTATTTGCATCAACCCAAAGCTTATGAAAATGGTTCATACCATTTGGCGTAGACACTATTATAAGTTTTGTTGTTAAGCCAGCCGATATTGTTGGATAAGTAGATGAATAAAATTCTTCAGCTATATGTGAAGGTAAGAATGCATACTCATCTAGTAACAATAAATTAAATGAGCCACCACGAATGGCTGAAGAAGATGTTGCATCACAAATAACTCTAGAACCATTTTCTAGTTTAAAAGATGTTTTGTTCCATTCTACAACACCTTGTTGCAAAAAATGTGGAAGATTTTCATATGCAAGTTGAAGTTTTGCAAACAATTCATCTTTTGCAGTTTTCAATTTATTTGCTAAAATTGCACAGCTAACAGATTGATTAAAAGTCACATAATGTGTTATATAACCAATAACAGAAGTTGATTTACCAGATTGGCGTGGCCATTTTGAAATTACAAATCTGTTTTTATGTATAGCATTTACAAATTTTTCTTGATAATCATACAGTTTAAATGGCATAACACCTTTATCAAGAGTTTTTACTTTTACATATTTACTACAAAAATATACAGGATCATTTGCACAACGAACATATTCTTCCAGTTGCTCTTTCGTATATTCGATTGAGATTCCTGGAGGTTTTAGTTTTGGATTGTTTCTGTAGCCTAAATTTTTATTGTCGAAGCTCATCTTTTGTAATTATTTCACCTTCAATCACTTTTTCTGTGCTTCTTTCTTTATTTAAAAGATTTTGTAAATCTTTAGTAGAACCCACAAAAACCGAATTATTAGTTTGTTTCACTTCAACTTTTTGAGAAGTTGTATCTTTTGCCTTTTTATGTATATCTACTACATTATTATTTAAGTCTGCCATAGTTTTTAAAAGTATGGCAACAACTTCAAAGGCTCTTGGTGAATCTGATTCAGTTGCAACTTTTAATGCGCTTTCTAGTGCTAATTTACCAGAATTTACTAGTTCTTTTAAATTTTGCTGGACATATTCATAATCTTTTTGAAAATTATTTAAATTAAACGTTCCACCTGATGCATTTTTTAATTCTTTTGAATCTGTTTTTCCTTCAGGCACATTAAAAAAATTAGAAAGATTTTTATTAATATTAATCATACATATCTTCCAAAGTAATACCAACATCGCTAGATTCTATTACAGTTCCAGTTTCAACTTTACCAAAAATGTATGATTTTGCCACAAAATTAAAACTAGATATATTTATTCTTCTTTCACCAAAATCTCCATCAAATCTTTCACTTATACTGTTACTAATCATAGTTATTGGGATTCTAACATTTTGTTGAGCAGAATTTAAATTTAAAGTGATTATGTGATCCGGATTAAAAAACGGCATTATCTGTTCTATAATTTGTAAAGTGTCGTCTATATGTCTTGTATAAACAAATACAGAAAAAGAAATATTTACGGGAATTTCTTCAGAAACAATTGATGCGCTGCCCGAACAGTTGTTACCAGAACCAGTCATTTGTTTTAACTTATTAAGTTTATTTCTTCTTCTTGAAGGATCTGGACTAATTGTTGTCATTATATAACTTAATTTTGGTAATTGGGTTTCAATTCTGGTTCCATCGGTTATAGAAGATGTTTCCAGCAATCTTCTTATAAACTTTTCTTGTGGTGCATATGTTATTGGTACTTTTATTCTAATTGGCGTATTGATATCATCGGGGTTTGCGTGTTCAACGTGTATGTTATTAAACAACGAACCAAATCCAACTACCACTTTTCTTAGACTTTTGTTGTAAAAATATTCAAACATCTTTTATCCTCAGCAAGGTTCGTTTTTGTCAACACTGAAAAGAGTAGCTTCCTCATCCAAATCAAAATTAATTCCAAGAGTTGTACCCAAATTGTTGTTTTGTGGAAGTATGACACCACCAGAAACGCCTCTTGTTGTAGTTTGCACAGAATCCAAATCGGAAATTTTTGTATCGATTTTTTCGTAACTGTAGGTAAATAGTTCTGCAGTTATTAAATAAGAATAAAGTTTTCCAAGAGGATAAAGTGGATTTTCATGTTCAACAAAATTTATTTCAAATAAAGATTTAGATAAAGGAAAATAAATTAAATCTCCTTCTCTTGGTCTGTTTATATTGGTATCTTTATAAGTAACTTCTTCTTTAAATCTTTTTCTAGCAAACAGTAGTGTTACTTTATCTTTTATTTCTACACCAAATTGAGTTATCATGTCATTTCCGTCAAATCCCCTATACGATACTAGATACATTTCTAGAGGATAGATGTTAGTAAAAGACGTTCCTGGGTCTTCTCCAAAAATCTTATCAATATCCAAATACTGTCTTGGAACGTAATAACAATTTTGCCCCGTAGTTTTTATTATTTCAATAGTAATATCTTCTACAAGATTTTGTTCATTACTGTGATTATAAAAATACGGATTTGTCGCCATATTAACCTATTAGTGGATCCGGTGGTAATTCTTGTGTTTTTGTTAAAGATGTTTCAATTTCTCTGAGTTCGTTTTCTGCTTCTGCTAAAATAGCCGGAGCATTGATGACAGCTCCACCTGGAAGCGGAACGTTTGCAAATTTAATTAAATTTTGAGCCCATTGTTTTTTTAATAAAGCTGTGTAATATTTTTTAAATACTCTGTCTTTCCACACTTTTGAATATTTTTCTGGATCTATTTGAACATAAGCTTCAACCAAAATATATTTACCAGCTTCCAATTTTGTATAATCGGTATCTAGAAAAAGTCTGTCTGTGGTTCTGGTGTAACTATAAGACATAGGATAATTAAAAACATCATTTACTAATTTTACATAGCTCATGGATTCCATATAAGAAGCCATTGGTCCTGAAGAAGTCCCAGATTGATTATAGTAAAGACCAAAAAAATCAAAAAGAGTTAATTGATATCTTAAATCAAACATGTAGTCACCAACTTGGTGGCTTGGTGCATATACTTTTGTTATTGTTCTTATATCAACTGCCCTCGGCCAAACTTCAGTTGTTCCGTTTGGAAGAGTTCTTGTTTGAGCTCCAAGTGCATTTCCTAATTGAGTTGTATCAATAAATTTATTTGCAACATCCTGACCAGTTAAAGCATATGTATATAAAGCTCTTTGATTAAAATCAAAATGCCTTTCATACATATATTCAAGAGCTTCATCTAAGCGGTCTTCTGCTTGCTGTGGATCTACGTTTATCTGTATAACTGGTGATCCTAAAGCCCGGTAACAATAATCAATAAATTCTTGTCTGCTGGTTATGGCCATCTTAAAAATATTTATGAATTTTGATTAAGTTTATTTAATTTTTCAATTATTTTTTCTTTTTCTGGATCAACATTTACTGTAATTTGAATAAAATTAAGTTTTTCAGGATCTAAATTTTCTATTTTTTCTTTTCTCTCTTTATTTTCTACTGAATTTAAATCATAGTTACTAAAACCAGGCATTTTTAATGGGCAATTTAAAATAGGATAATCTAATTTAGAATATTCTCCCGAACCTCTTACTAGCAAGGTATGAGAATGATCCCCGCAACCACATCCCCCACAATAGTGATAATTTGATTTAGAACTTTTTTTTAATTTTGGGCACGGTGAAATATCTTCATATCCAAAGCACGAAATATATCTTAGTTTTTTGGTAACTATATCTGTTTTAGAATCGTGCAATCCTCTAGAAGCCAAAGACATGGCTAAAGAAATTATTTTTGTAAACATTATTAAACACTTTCGTATAAAACTTTTATTCCAGCCGGAACCAAATGTTCTTCTATAAAATTTTTATGTTTTTCTAAAATATTTGCTTTTATAACAACATGACATGGAATTGAATTATAAACTTTTGTTGTTGTTAAATCATAACCAAGCAATTCTGTTAAAGCATATTTTATTGCGTTATTTGTTCCTTTTATATCAAAATATCTTGTTTGAACTTGAATTGAAAATTTTCTAACATTTTGTAAAGAATCTGATAGGGCTTCACTAGAGAAATCTGATCCAGGAAAATAACCTTCAGCGATACCTTGTAAAAGTTTTGAATTTATAATTACTGGAGTTCTTATTTTTTCCCATTCCAATTGTGCTCCATATCCATATTCTAAACTAAAAAGCCATCTTAAATAATTTTTTAAAATTGGAACAATTAAAACTTTTGTTGGATTTTCTTCATATTCTTTTAAAATCCAAGATGGCAAAAGAGCTTCAATAGTTATATTGTCTCCCAACCAAGGTGTTCCCTGTATACTATAAAAATCAGAGCCATAAGCTTCTTCTACCAATTCAACAAATTTGGCAATCTTATATTTTAAAGTTGGCTGAATATGGTTAAAAAGTAAAATCATAAGCTATAAGAAATAGATATTCCTGCTGGACCAATATTTTGCAAATATGCAATTAAAGTGCTTTCCAAAGTAGAATCTAAATTATTTACATAAACTTTAACTGTTCCTGGCACTGGTCCGTTACTAACAGTTATGTTTTCTTCTTCGTCTGTTCCGGATATATGCGAAGACATAATAGCATATTTTAAATCATTTAAGGTGGTCCACCTTTTTCTTCCATTTCCATTTATTAATATTTTTGAACGAGCTTGTTCTATGCTAATACTATCAAAACCACCGGAAGGAGTTGTTTGTGAAACAAATGTAGTTGTACTCAGAGGAGTAATTGTAGCAGCATTACCAATATATCCATTTGAAATTACTGCTTTTACTTCTACTTTTTTATTTAGATCGATGGCTGTAGAATTTGCAATATTATTTGTAACCATATATCCATTTGGAGCATTTATTACAGTAAAATAATTTCCGCTTGTGGTTGCTTCTTCTCCTCTATCAATTCTTGTATAATTTATTTCTGTTAAAGTAATAACATCTGTAGTTTTAAATGTTATTGTTCTTGGATCAACAGTTAAAGGAACTATTATATATTGTCCTTCTACGTTATAATCAGTAAAGGTTGAAGTCTGAGAACCAGAATATAAATTATAGTTTCCAGTTCCAGCTGTTATTTGTTTGGTGTTAAAAAATAAAATGTTTGAATTATCTGTAGTTTTTGCAGAAAATGCTGTATATGCTGGTATGTTTTGTGTAGCACTTAATGTGATATTAGATAAAGCGGATTCACCAAAAGATAATAAAATCCCTTCATTGGATGCCAATGCAGAAAAAGATTCCAAATTTTGTGCAGACATTTTAAAAGATTCATTAAAACCAAAATAAGTGTAAACACCATTATATGCAGTAGCGGTAGCCAAAACATTTATAAGCATATTTGCTGTGCTAGATGGACTCCTAAAATCAATATCTGTTAGGTTTGGTTGTTTTTCCAAAAATGTTATTAAAGACTCTACTATTTCTGTATAGTCTAGTGATGCTACATTTAAATCTTTAATATTATATGACATTATATTTTTACCTCTATAGTTGCTGAAACAGTATTTTGTATTCCCATAACATCAAACTTAGAAAAAGAAACTTTAAAGCGTATAATGCTTTCTGAATAATAAACTAGAGAAACTTTAATGTTGACAACATCATTGATGTAATGTTGTATATAATGAGCCAATAAAGATTCTAAATTTTTTCTATTTCCGGCTGGATCAAAAAGATAAGTAAAATAATCAGAACCAAAATTCATGTCAGATGGAAGTTCACCTTTATTTGTATTAAATAAATGTGTTATTTTTTGAACTGTAGCATTGTAGTCACTAACCATAGCCACATCTGTTTTTTGGCCAGTTATTGGTAGTTTTTCTAATAAAATAGAGAAATCTTTTGTTGCCATTAAAAATATTTATGATTAACTTGATGGTGGTAGTTGTGTGGCTGTAATCGTCATTTCATGTGTTCCACCATTATTCACAACATGTTTTAAAGCCAAAACCATATATCTTCCAGAAAAAATAGAACTATTACCGGAAAATGGAGTTCTTGTTGCCTGATCTACTTTTATTTCAATTAAATCACCGGCTTTTAGACTAAAATTTCCGGCTACGGTAATTTCTACTTTTGATAGGTATTTTAAATTATCTAAAAATTTTCTTCTATTTACAGGAACATCTTTTGGTGTTTTCCAAAAAGTAGCCACATTTAATCTCAATTTTAAATAGCTATCAAATTTTGATCCTATATACGGGCAGGTGCAGCTAAAAGATGAATTGGGAGAACCCCATAAACATCCCAACCAATCGCTACCCAAATCGCTTTTTATTCTTGTGCACTCTCCTGCTGTTATACCTGTTAACAAATCTCTAACAATTGTTGGGCCAATTCCAGTCGTTGAACTAGTTGGGCCGATCCAAAATGTTGCACCAACATCTAAAGCATCTGCTATATTTTCTATTTCAGGAAATCTATCATAGCACTCTGGTAGAGTTTGTGGGGCGGATGTAACTCCTCTGGTTATTGCAGAATTGGCACACTCATAATAATCTCTGGAAGCCAAAGGAGTTAATGCGCTTTTTATTATAGTTGCCGGTATAACTTTTATTTGATTTGTTGTCATGGTTATTGTGGTGCTGGGCAAGCACCATCCAAAATATTTTGAGCATCAAAATAATACAAAACTCTTTCCAAGTATTCTTCTTTAACCGAACCTGTGTAACCACCTTCTCTCAATAATTTTAAAATTGGCTTTTTATGCATTTTTACAATATGTTTTATTTCATCAAAATCTGAACCAGATGCATTATTTGTTCCTATTGGTCTATATTTAATGTTTACTTGTGCCGGTGTTGTATAAAACCATCCAGGACTTATAAAAGAACTATTGGAAGTTAGTGGTCCATCGTTTTCAATTTCATTTAAATTTATGGCTGCTTCACCATTTGGGTTTTCAGAATTATCAAATGTCCAGCCAGCTGTATTGGAGTGCATACAATAAATTGATTTAAAATCAAAATTTGAACCATCTGGGTCTGAAATAGTATTTTTTTTAGGAACAAATTTTAATTTTTTAAAAGTATATAAAAATTTTCTTTTAGTATTATTTCCATCATAAACGTCAATAGGAGTGGAAGAAACACCAGTTAATTTAGCAAAAAATGTTTCTTCTCCGGATTCTAATGGATTTCCCATACAACATAGAGAGTATAATACAAAATTTTGTAATTCTATTTTTCTAATTAATTCCAATTTAGAATTAGTATCACTACCTTCAATATTATCATATTGAGAATTAAATTTAATATTTAAAACTTTTTGTAAATTAGATTGGTCTGGTATCGCTACAGCTGGATTTCTTTGTTCTGGATGGAATGGATCCAGCGGTGTTAAATCAAAAACATTTTTCCACATCTCCGGTGAATCTACAAATTCCATGTAACCTTTAGTACCATCTATTCTAATATTGTTATAAGATTTGGAATAACCATATTCACGACTTAATAGTGAACCCCTAGCGTCTCTACTATTGGAAATAGTTTCATCTGGATAACCAAACTTTCCAGGATCTAGTTGTTCTGAGCCAGGAACAATATCATTATTTGTTCCTTTTGTTCCAACTATTTCTATATTAAATTTACTACCTTCATCCAAAAATTGATAAGCTAAATTGGTATATTTTTCTTTATCCGTTGTAACAGAATAATCATCTAAAATTTTTGGAGTTTTTCTTACATAATAATACCCATTCGTAATATATTGAAGACCTTGATTAGTAGAATAACTATAAATTTTATTATATAACTGACCACCTATTCTTCTTGCTGAGGCATCATCAGAATATATTGCATATTTAAAATTATTGCTATTCATCCTACTAATTAATTTTGGATCATCAACATCAGTTATGCATTTAAAATTTAATGGACCATACCATTCACTCCAAAAAAAGAATCTAGGCTTATTTAAATAAGAATTTACTCCAGGATCTCCAGGATAAGGTATAGCATAAGATGCCAAATAATTAAAATATTCTGCTATATTATCCGATGGAATTTCTGTACCATCTATTTTTGGATTAAATGGTCTAAAACAAACATAATTGTTGGTTTGATTAGAAAAATCCTCAGATAACTCATAACCAGCTTCAGTTAGTGTTTGTTCTATAAATTTGTCAATTCTATATACAGTTGGTTTATAATACGGCCAAATATCAGTTAATGTATTTTCTTGGCAATAATTGTAAAAATCATTTGAAAAATGTATTATAACATAAGGTTCTTCGGTCTGCGCTGCTGCATTGTTTGCATGTGAAGCAGAATGTATTCTAAAAGAGGCCGATGAACCATCTTCTGTTGTTAAAGTTACATATTTTTGATCTGAACCACCATTAATTTTACTTATTAAATCACCTTTATCTCTTACTATTAAAGTTCCAGCAGGAAATGCTTCATTAATACTTGAAGTCATTTCAAGTCTATGAAAATCTCCGTAAACATTATCTTTATCCATCAAAGAAATGGCTTCTCCTGCTCCAGTTATAACAATAGACGAAATAGATGAGTGAAATGGATTTGAAGAAATGTTAGTCATAGTGAATTTCTGTTAGTCGTTGTTATCGGAATCAAAGAAGAGCTCAAAGACTGTGGAGTTAAAACTGTGACCGTTTTTGTTTTAGATTCTTTATCTTGCTGAATTGTTGCAGCAGCAGTATTTCCAGAAATAGTTGAAGTTTGTATTGTAGCAAAACCTTCCCCTGAAGATTGGCTCCCAGGCAAAATAATTTCATTATCATTAACTATTGAAAAAATCTTAGAAGTAGTTTCATTATATTTTTTTGTATTTTTATTTGTAAATACATTATTATATTGATAATAATTTGTAGAACCATTCACAATAAAAGAGTAATCATCAATATCATCTTGGTTTGCATAAATTATATCTGATCCTGTAGTATTTTTATTTTCTTTTACAGTAATTTTTGTTTGATATGAATCAGAAAATTCTACTAAAGCAAACGGTCCATTTAAATCAAAATTTCCAACCGAACTAAAAGACCAAGACGCCCCGGTAACGGCAGAATACTGAACTAAAATACTACCAGCTGGCATAGTTAACTGAGTTCCTGTTGTGTAGTCACCACCAGATTGGCTAACTTCTGGAGTAAAATTTATCTTTGTTTGATTATATTTTTTAAAAATATTCGAATTTTCTATTAAAAACGTAAATGGATTTATTTTGTTGTTTGAATGTAAAAAAGCCCAAATACTGTCATGATCTTCAAATATTTTAAATG